GTTCTACAACATACTTGTTACCTATGAGAGTAGCCTTGTATACAGTCTTTGTCCAATACTGACCTTTTCTTCCGTTACGGATTCTTTGGTAGTGAGTATTTCCAAATTTGTCTTTAGACTTCTCATATCCCAAATCTTTCATACCAATCCAATAGCCAGTAACACACGCCAAGGTTGGAAGATTATTTACATTAAACGCCCAGTTTGTAGCGTATGGGTGAGTAGTCAAATCAAGCAACTGATACAAGTTGTTCATATTGATTTGCTTAATCTCCTCAAGTTCTTCTGTAGTCAAGTAATCTTGGTAACGCTCAACGATATCGGTGATGTTTAACCAATCTACTTTTCCTACGAATCGGGCCTCAGAATTAAAGTCATCATCCTTTGCTCTGTCTACAATCAAGTTATGAGGTAATACAGGTTCAAAGTATTGTTTACCATTTTCAATTCTATTTTCTATTCCTACATATCCTCCTAGCAAGGTATATAAGAAAGCTTGCTTTAGTTTGTGCTTATAAGAATTTCTGTTTAATATATCTTCACAGATTTTAGTAGCTAGTACTTCAGAGTATTCTTGGTAGTCATACTCCATGTATCTATAAACATCTTCGGGTATTTCCATCTGAGGGGTCTGAGGCCCAAGTGGTTTGTATTCCAAACCAAACTCCATAAGCATCTCAAATAGTTCCGGCATATCAAACTTCATCAATGCCTTTTCTAAAATGTCCGTTTTTTTATTGATTGCGTTTTTACTCTGAGCCTTTACTACTGGTTCGATATTCTCCACCATTTTGATAGCATTACCTACCATGTAGTCAACTAGAGATGTAACTTTTTGACCATTGATCCATACCGTAGGTAAATCACAATTGTTTTGGTCTTGAGTAGTGTAGTAATAATCTTTGTTGTCCTGTCTCCCCAAGTAGTAAGTAAACATTCTAACTACCTCGTCAATGGGATTCATTAAGTCATCTTTTTTTCTAATTCTTGAAATCCTATCGTGTCTCTTGTTGAAATGGGACATTATGAACTGGATGTTCTCCTTGTACCAAATTTTATTCTTTTCGCTTTCCGATAAGAATTGTTTTGGTTGATTTGTAATAGTAAACGCCATTTATTACAAAAATATAAAAAAAAGTTGAAATTATGACCTTTTTTTAGTTTAGACACACTTAGGTCATTTAGATATATTCTTCGTAGAACCTGGTACTAGTAACAATACATATCTGCTTACGGAACCAGAAATAAACCATACCCCCCTTTCCCCCCTTTCCAAAAAAGCCGTTTTTGACTTTTAAGAAAATTGGTTAAGGTCGGGCTGGTTGATTCCGCAAGTCTTACCTGCTTTACTCACCAGACGGTTTCTAACATACCCCCATTACAAAGTCCACCGTGCTGCAATATTAATATCAATTTTCAGAATTTGCAACATTGTATTCAAGAGGTTCATAATTTTTTATGAAAAATTCTATAAACTCTTCTCCTTTTTTGACTATAACTTTCTCAACAACAAGGCGATAGATATATTTATCGTTGAAGTCATATTTTTTTTGAAGGATGTCAAGAAAAGGTTTTACAGCGTTGTCTGCATCTGAGGCCGCATTGCTAAAACCAACAATGATAATTAGTTCGACTGGCTCTTTGATAACCAATGTGAATGGATGTAATTTTAGGAGAACCTCCTTTTCGTAGTTTTGATAATTTTTGGTTTTGAATCTTTTACCTTGCCAGGCTTGATTAACAGACAATGGTTTAATTTCTACTCTGTCTGAAAAGAGTAGGGTATTCTTTTTGGATTGTTTCACGGATAGCACTTAAGTCTTGAAATAAAAGCAGTTCTACCGGCAAGCCGAAGAACTCAGAAATGATTATAGCTTGTTTTAAAGAGTAGATATTTCTATCTCCATAGAAAATTTTATTGACAGATACATCAATGTCAACACCCATAAACTCTTTGATTTTTTGGGCCGAACAATTCTCCTTGTGTAAGGAGTTTAGAAATAATACATTGTTTCGAAAACGATTGCTCATATGTTCAATCTGCTTTTCGATTTGGATATCGTAGTAGTCTTTTCTGACTAAAGCAATGAGTTCGTTTTCTAGTAAAATATTAAGTCCTCTTTTGCGTATGGATATTATTTTCTCTTCTAGCTCATCTAGAGTCATAGTTCAGAAATTTTCATCTCAAATTCTTGGATGTAGCGTTCATTCTCTTCAATGCACTTCTTAACCTCACGCATCACAATTATTAATTTTTGATGATCTACTAGAGACTTGCCGTTCAGGATATTGTAAACATCATATTTCTGAACTCCAAACTTTTCAGTTCTTTCTACAATTCTTGCCATGTCCCCTCTTTTTAATTTTTCCTTGAGTTCTAAAACTCTAGATTTTAATTCGTTGTTCATAATTTCATACAATTTTACAAAAAATTCTTGAAATTACAAAATATTCTAGTATATTCGCACCACACAATAGAAAAATTATGGGATTAAACAAAGGATTAGGTACTCGTGAGTATCTTACAATTAGAGAAGGCAAAATTGCCAAGTATTTAGGTGACAAGAAGTATGAACTTTACGATTCGGTAGAAGGTTACATCGTAGGAATGAGTACTCGTGACACTCAGTATGGACCAGTGTTATGTATTGATTTGAAAGACGATGTAGTTTACCAACTACAAATCAGAATCAAAGGAGAAGATCAGCCTGGTCAGTTGGCCAAGCAAACATCTTACTTCATTGCATTTGCACATTGTTCTCCAAACATTGATCCAACAAAGAAAGTTGAATTCGTTCCGTCTTTGAAAGAAATTGATGGTAAGAAGCGTTCTGCTTTGTTCTTAAATCAGAATGGTGAGACACTTAAGTGGGCTTTCAAAAAAGGTGAAGGTATGCCTGACCCTGAAGAAGTATTTAACAAAAAGGGTGAACTAGTTTCAATTGATTGGAGCGAAGTTGAAGCATTCCGTATGGATAAAGTAAACGAGTTCCACGCTAAAATCAAAGAGGTTGCTCACGTTAACAATTTGATTGCTGAACCAGACCTGCTTGAAGAAAAACAAGCAGAGGTTGAACAAGAAGATGATGATTTGCCATTCTAATGCCAAGAGGAGTAAGTAATTCAAACTTGGCTGCAAAAATCGGTAAGAAAGTTGAACCTGTCCATATGAAACACTATGGGCAGGAACAACTGTCTATTATCAGGCAGTCAAGCCTCAAAGCTGCGGTGCAGATGACTGAGGCAATTTTACCAAGATTGGACGTTCAATTCAGCGTTGCAGAAGTAAGAGAATTCACTCTTGAAACCGCTGAGATTTTTGAAAAGTGGGTAACAAGAGATGAAACTAGAGATAATCCAAATCAGTAAGGAAAAGCAATACCAAGAGTGGTTAAACTTTAGAGATAACGGTTTGGGTGCTTCTGAGATTGGAACACTTATGGGTGTGAACTCTTGGAAATCTCCGGCCGAGTTATACTACCAAAAGATTGGTATCATCCCACAAAAGCAAGTTGAGAATATGCCTATGTTTATGGGTACTATCCTTGAGCAGACGGTGGCAGATATCTTTGAGTTTTGGGAGACTGATGAGCCCACAATGATTAAAAACTTTCGTGAGGCTAAAAAAGTTCGTCATTTATATGAGCCTAGTGGTTATATTGTTAACCCAAGTTTTCCTCACTTGTTCTTTTCTCCAGACCGATTGATTATCAGTAAGGACATTCGTGTTCGTAATAACACAATCAATCTAGAGAACGTAGATGCAATTGCTGAGATTAAGACCATTAGTGGTTGGAGTAGTAAGCAATGGGATGGTGGTATTCCTCCGTCTTATTATTTACAGCTTCAAACCTATATGATGGGCCTCGGAGTTGAAAAGGGTTACCTGGTTGTACTAGAGGACGGAAGAAACTTCAAGGTACACGAGTATGATGTAGATGAGGAGATTATCAGTTCCATTATCAATATCACCGAGGACTTTTGGGAAAGAGTTAAGTTAGGTCGTGAGGCCGTTGCCAATGGTACAGACTACGATCAGTTTGCTCCACCACCAGATGGGACAGAAGCATACTCTGAATATTTGTCTGAGCGTTTTTCCAATCCTGAAGATAAGACTATCGCAAGCAATCCAGATATTGACCATCACATCACTCGTTATTTAGAACTCAACTCTGAAATCGCAGCCATGGAAGATGGAAAGAGAGAGCACGCCAATATGATTAAAACTCATATGGGTAATTACTCGATGATAAATAGTGAAGTGGCTAAGGTAACCTGGAGACCCAATAAGAATGGTTCGAGAGTTTTCAGAATAAGTTAATGAAAGGAGATATCCAATGGTACAAAGATATGTGGTCAACACGGCAGAATCACCAGTGCGAGGAGTGTGGGTTGCGACTACTACACTTCAGTCCGATGTTTGTATCGCATATCATTACCAAAGGAGCGTATCCGAGTTTGAGGACACATCCCGAAAATTGGATGCTATATTGTATGCAATGTCATCAGAAATGGGAATTTGGGAAGAGGAAGGAGATGAAGACATATTCGAGAGCAATGGAGATTGCTGAAAGATTAAAAAGAGAGTATCATGAATCACGGTAGTTTATTTAGTGGTATAGGAGGATTTGATCTCGCAGCGGAATGGATGGGTTGGACCAATAAGTTCCATTGCGATATCAATCCTTTTAGTAGACAATTATGTAGTTTTTATTGGCCTGAGGCCCAAAGTTATGACAACATCAAAACAACTGACTTTAAAATTTGGAGAGGAAAAATCGATGTCCTCTCCGGTGGATTTCCTTGCCAGCCCTTCAGCATCGCTGGAAAAAGGATGGGAAAAGAAGACGAACGCCATCTTTGGCCAGAGTTCCACAGAGCAATCAGAGAAATCAGACCACGCTATGTCGTGGGGGAAAATGTTCGTGGACTGCTTAGTTGGTCGGACGGATTGGTTCTCGAAGAGGTGTACGCTGATTTGGAAAGTGAAGGATACGAAATCCAGACGTTTTTACTTCCAGCTGTCAGCATCAATGCCCCACACAAAAGGGACAGAGTATGGATTGTTGCTAAAGACACCAGCAGCGATGGACGGATACAGCGAGAATCTGAGCAAGAAGGAACAGAAGTTCGGGAACTCTGGGACACTAGCACAAGAGGTAGCGACAGGATTCATCTTCAAGAGGGGAATACTGCCGACTCCGAACGCTCAAGATTGGAACACAGCAACAAAGCCGGAGACATATATCGCCAGGAGTCAGAGACACAAAGAGAACAACGTAAATCTACAAATGACTCTCCGTCAGATGACAATGTTTATTCCCAACAAGGTGGACCATCCGAGGCTTGGACCTGGTTCCCAGTTAAATCCCCACTTTGTAGCGGAGATGATGGGCTTCCCTCTGAATTGGACGGACTTACCTTTTCAAAGTGGAGAAAAGAATCCTTAATGGGATATGGCAACGCCATTGTTCCACAAATCGCTTACCGTATATTTGCAACTATAAATGAAATCGAAAATAGATAAAAAACAATACCTCCGCTATATGAAGACTTTCGTATGGGCGAGCAAGAAGAGTATGGAAGAACTACTCCAGATAAATAAAAAAGGAGTCTTGGAAAATTATCCTGTAGATGCAACTACGGTTGAGGATGCTATCAACTTTGTTGAGACTGGGGACGGCCTCAGAACAACCAATGTATCAATGACAGACGTATACGCCATAATGGAAGTAATGAATCATAAAGAAAATGAAGGAATGCAAAACGTGCAAAAAGATAACGGACAAGTACTACAAGCACAAGTGGAACAAGGACGGCCTGAGTAAAAAGTGTATAGAGTGTACACTAAAGGAACAGAAGAAGTATTACTTGGAATTCAAGTGCACTCCAGAAGCTAGAGCAAGACAAAAAAAACAAAATGACAAATACAGACAACTTAAACAAGCTACGCAAAAGGCTTAAGAAGATAGGGATTGAAATTGAACTAGCAGCCAATTTGCCTTGGATATACTTGTATAGTGTAAATGGTAAATGGGTTGAAAAGGAGGATTGGACAGCCGAACACGGATTCACCATAGCTTATTACAATTGGAGTGTAGAGTTGACTGATCTGTCAGAAATCTTTAGAATTATCAGAAAATACAAATAATATATACACTAATATGTCAGAATTTAAACTGCTTGGGCCTCGGATTCTTTTGAACCTACCCCAAATTAACAAGCCAACTCTCCAATTGTCAGAGGAGTTAGAAAGACAATGGATGGAAAAGGAAATGCAGAAGTTTAATAAACTAGAAGTATTCGCCATTGGTACAGAAGTAACCGGAGTTGAAGTAGGGGACAGCGTAACTGTCAACCCATTATTCATTCGCAATGCAGAGAGAGTAAACATAGAAGGCGAAGACAAAGTTGTGATTCGCTATCCCGATATCACCATCGTCTGGAAAAAATAGTAGCCCGAAGTACAAGGGATCGAAAACAAGGAAGCTTCCCATAAGAACAGCAGACCTTCTGAATCGTTAGTCGGCATAGTTAGCAGGTTCTATGGATGCTTAATGCAAAAACCTGGCATACCAGAGTGGCGTAAGGGTAAACGCACTATTACAGCAGTAGGTTCGAGTCCTACCTCTGGTACAAAATAACAAAGGGGCATTGATGTCCCTCTGTTCAAAATAATTAAAACAAATGAAAGCAACATTAGAATTTAATCTCCCTGATGATCAAGAGGATTTTCAGGATGCTGTCAATGGACAGAAGTGGAGACTTATGGTTTGGGACTTTGACCAACATCTTCGGTCTCAGCTTAAGTACAACGATAAGTTATCTCCAGAACAATATAAGGTACATGAAGAGATAAGAGATCTCCTATGGGAAAAGATAGGAGAAAAAGGATTAAGTTTAGACTAGTACGGAGGTAACAAATGAGAAAATTTAAAGCAAAAATTAAAGGTACACAAGAATGGTTTGAAGGTATGGGATGTGTATTTGAAACATCAATGAATGAATGGGTTATATTTAAAGAAGGTGTTTATTGGTGTGATGGTAGTGAATGGAGTTGCGGTGATTGGAAAATTATTGATATTGAAACATTAATTATAGAACAAGGAGGTAAAAAATGAAGATAAAATTAGTTAAGCACCAATTGCTAGAGAATGACCCTTGGTGGTTTGAATTAGGAATCACCGTACAGACTAGGGAGTGGGACAAGCATAAGTACCTGTTTACTTTGGGTCTCGGATTCCATTCTGTTTACATAAGCTGGAGGAAACAACAATGAGCGGAGGACACTTTAATTACGATCAATACAAGATAGGCTATATAGCAGATAGCATAGAAAGAGAAATAGAAAAGAACGGTAGAAGAAAGTCAGAGGAAGAACTCAGACAAGAACCCTGGGTAAATAAAGAATGGCTAGAAAGAAACCCAGGTCACATAAACCACTATGAGTATCCTCCAGAGGTAATAGAGAAGTTCAAGGAAGCAGTCAACATTCTCCGTAGGGCTCAGATATATGCCCATCGTGTAGACTGGTTATTATCAGGAGATGATGGAGAAGAATCATTCCTCCGTAGACTTAAGGAAGATTTGTCTAACCTTAAGGAATTGTGAAAAAATCACAATAACGTGTATTAAAAAGCACAAAACCCCACATTTCAGGCCCTTTTGTTACCAGTTATTACCAAAAGTGCAACTTAAGGAACTTTTCACCCCATCTTAAGGAACTATATGCAAGCCGATATATTATGTCGGCTTTTTCATGCATTATATGCAAAGACATATGCTAATGGCTAATATATGCGACATTATACCCCTTGTGGTATAATACTAGCTAGTATATTATCTTTTATACCCTATCGGTAATAAATTCCTAGAGAATTCGCCTTTATGTATAAATATGCCCTATCGGTAAAATGGCGTGACAATGATGAATTTCTTTAGTTTTACTTTAGTCGGTCTCGAAAATTCCCGTGTTTAGACCAAAAAATTTTTAGTATCGGTATAATTTGGTAAAACAATATGGGGTTGAAAAAAAGTACCCCCCAAGTCACCCCTCAAGTTTACCCCCCATGTCTAGAAAATACCCCCCGGCTAATATTTGACAGCAGATATAATTTAGTGGCAATTGTTTGAAGAGAATAAATTTGCAAAAAGTAGTGGAAAGTGATACCTAGTGCAAAATAAAGTTTGTGCGAGTGGTGAAGGTAATTACGTTGCTTTAGGCGGTAGGGTGGCGAAAAAAAACATCCCCTCCCTAACTTCTTGATTTTCAGCAATTTAAATCATTTTTTATACGCAACATCAACCTAACTCATTGAAAATCAAAAACATAAACCCATCTTTATCTGTACACATTCGAACGAACATATACATTTAAATCAATGCTAACTCATTGCATATCAATGAAATAAAATAGGGATCTATACTTGGATTGTTAAGCTTGTGTCTAATAAACTGGACACTAACTGTTTTTACCTATTTTCAAAATTCAATTGCTCCACATTCTATAGGTTAATTTCCCCATTCAATTTCCAATCTCAATTTTTTATCTTGTTTTGTTTTCGGGCAAAATAATTTTGTCCAAATTTCTGATTCATTTGATACTTTTTTATTGTGCAATTTTGACCATCAGAAAAACAATTTTGAAATTTATAACGATTCTAAATAACATACTTAACTCATTCATTTTCAATCAACCAATTTGAAAAAAGCTTTGGTATATTTTCTTATTCAAAAAAAAAACACTTGACAAACGAAACGATATGATTGTATAATTGCAACATCGAATCACGAAAACAAAACACAATTTAAACACTAATTAAAAAACACACACCATGAAAACAACATTAACACTAACTCAAGGAAATGCTTACACACACACTATTGCAGTAGATGTAAACGAATCAGTAACTTTGACCTTTGGTCAGTTATTAGGTCACTTGACTCACAAGTTCTTTAGAAGTACAATGGCAATGAGACATTCGGGAAATAAAGGCTTTTCATTTAACAATACATTTGATTTTACCATAGAATGCAATGGTCACAAAGTATCTACTTTAGAACTTGATGAAACTTTGAGAGCAAAAGTGAGAATGTCAAACACAAAGGACGGACAAAAAAGATTCACACGATTAATGTGTGGGATGTTATTCTCTGCATTCGGAGATGATTATGCTAATGTATCGTTTGATGATGTATCTGATATCGAGTATACTATGGATACTTTCCAATCTGAAGTTCGTTTATTCTTGGATACACAAGTTTCTGACATTTTTTAATCTGAGTCCCAATGTCGTCTATGGTTAGTTTATAGTAGTTCGATTCTACTAACGACATCCAATACCAATCGTAGGTATATGTTCTTTGGTTTATTAGTCTTGGTTTATAGTTGCCAATGTAAAAGGTAGTCTATGTAATTTGTTGTACATAAATAGGCGAATGTTTGCGGAAGGATTATAATTGAATGTGGATAGAGATATCCAAGCCTTATTTGACTAATTAACTTGTTCTTTGACGTATTAGATTCATAGATGTCGTATGGTTACGATAGACAATAAATTTGACTAAAACTATTAGTAGTTCGATTCTACTGACATCTC